TCAGCACTGCACTAAACGTGATACCTGTACTTTATCAACTAAAATACGTGGAATGGAAACCACGTGAAACTGGTGGCGGACTAGTGGAAATGCATGATGCCGACAGTGGTATCTTGGGTAAAACTAAACGCGATCAAATGACATTTAAAGATGTCTTACCAAGTGGTAACTATATTGCTACAACAGCATACCATTATGTAATGGTACAAGGAACTGATGGAAATTGGTCCCAGGCTGTAATTAGCATGACATCTACTCAGTTAAAAAAGAGTAGACGTTGGAACAGCTTAATGCTTACGCAGAAAGTTGAAGGTCCATCGGGAAGTTTTACTCCACCAACTTATGCAATTGTTTACAAACTATCTACTGTTAGTGAGTCAAACGATCGTGGTAGCTGGTTTGGGTATCAAGTTGAGAAAGCAAACATGGTAGAAGATGCATCACTTTATAATGAAGCAAAATCATTTTCAACCGCAGCATCAAGAGGAGATGTCGAAGCTAAACCTGTAATAGAAGGAGAACCTGCAAAAGTAGCGCCTCAATCTAACAACACAGAAAGCGAAGACGTACCCTTTTAAGGGACGTCTTCTTAATAACCTGGAGGTTTAGTGGAAGAATTCAAATCTATATTTGAAGGTTTAGACGTAGCTTATGGTCAGCATCAATCCGAAGGGAAGCGTGCTGACGGTAAGCAGGAAGGTAAATCTTACATTGTTAAAAAACTTGTTACGGATCAGTTATGGTCTCAGCATTTGGCTGGTGAGGGCCCTTCTTTGGGTATTATTCCTATCATGGCTGATAATACATCCCGCTGGGGTTGTATCGATATTGATACTTATCCTATTGATTATCGTAAAATAATAAATTCAATTAGAACTTTACAATTACCTTTGGTGCCATGTCGCTCCAAAAGTGGTGGACTACATATTTTCTTGTTTCTTAAAAAACCAATCGCCGCAAAATTAATAAGAGCGAAGCTACGAGAGGCTGCATCAGCGTTAGGATACGCGGACGTAGAAGTATTCCCGAAACAATCGACAATATTAATTGAAAAAGGAGATTTAGGAAACTTTTTAAATCTTCCATATTATAATGCCAAAAATTCAACTAGGTATGCCTATAAAGATGATGGAACAGCAGCGTCATTGCTAGAGTTCATAGACTTATACAATAAATATTCGTTAGAGAATATCGACAAAGTTGCAATCAAGGTATCTGATGAAGTCATACCCGATGGTCCTCCATGTCTTCAACAATTATGCACGCAAGGATTTCCAGAAGGAACACGCAACAATGGATTGTTTAACATTGGTGTATTTTTACGAAAGTTAGATGCAGACAATTGGAAAACATTATTAGAAAAACATAATCAACAGTACATGAACCCACCATTAGCTGCATCAGAAGTAGTCATTGTACAAAATCAGTTAGAGAAAAAAGAATATAATTACAGATGTAAAGAACCACCGATTAATTCTTACTGTAATGCACAAGTATGTAGAACACGTAAGCATGGCATAGGCGGTAGTGCATCATTAGAGTTTAGCGCGTTAACTAAATTAGAGACAGATCCACCTGTGTGGATTTTAAATGTAGGTGACGCACGTATGGAATTACAAACAGATGAGTTGCAGATACAAACAAAGTTTCAAAAGAAATGTATGAATACTTTGAACACAATGCCTCCTCTTGTAAAACAGTCAGTATGGCAGGAATCAATTGAAAGGTTATTTACTAATCTTATAAAGATACCTGTTTCTGATGATGGGTCTGTGGCCGGTCAATTTGAAGCTTTCCTCCAGGAGTTTTGCACCGACCGTGCCCAGGCACAGAATAGAGATGAATTATTACTACGTAAACCCTGGACGGAAGATGGTATTACTTGGTTTAGGTTAAAAGATCTTTTAGATTATTTAACTAGAAATAAATTTACGCACTACAACACAGGACAGCTTGTACAAGCATTACGCAGGCTTAACGGTAAAAGTGATAAGTTTAATTTAAAAGGTAGAACTGTGCGTGTGTGGGGTGTGCCGGCATACCAACAACAAGATTCAGCGTTTGACATAAAGGAGGTTGATGGTGCGCCTTTCTAAATTAAAAAAGGGAATGCAGAGTGAACAAATAGCCGTATTACATTTAATAGAAAAAGGTTATTTTGTTTTTAAAAATTTATATGGAGTTGGACCTGCTGACCTTATAGCAATAAATGAAAAAGGAGCAGTAGAAATATTTGATGTAAAGACTGAAAGTTATCGTAAGACCTGGAAACCAGGAACACGTATATGTAGACGGTTAACTCAAGAACAAAAAAAATTAAAGATGAAATTTATATTCGTAGATAAGGATGGCACATGCAAAATAAAACTAAGATAATACTAGGACCTCCTGGTACAGGGAAGACACACAATTTATTAAATTTAGTTGAGCAAGAATTAGCTAAAGGTACACCGCCGGATCGTATTGCATTTGTTGCTTTTACAAAGAAAGCTGCTAGTGAAGCAAGGGACCGGGCAATGAAGAAGTTTAATTTAGAAGAACAACATCTTCCATACTTTAGAACTTTACACTCTTTTGCTTTTAATCAATTAGGTTTAACAAAATCAGAAGTAATGTCGCGTGACAATTACAAAGAGTTTGGACACACATTTGGTATGGATTTAGGATCTGTATCTGATGGTGTTGATGCCGGTGGAGTATTTACAGTTGATAACCAGCTACTGTCAGAGGTTAATTTATCACGCATGAAATGCATGAATTTAGAACAACATTATAATGATTCTAATTTAGATGTATCATGGCATGCGTTGTTAAGAGCACAGCGTTCTATAGAAGAATTTAAAAAGAAAAAAGAAATATTAGATTTTACTGACATGATAGAAATGTACGTTGAATCTGGAACAGTTCCAAAATTAGATGTAGTTTTTATAGATGAAGCACAAGATTTATGTGCTCTACAATGGCGTATGGTGCATAAAATTTGTGATAAAACATTACAAGTGTATGTCAGTGGTGATGATGATCAAGCTATTTACCGTTGGGCAGGCGCAGATGTTGAGCACTTGATAGGATTAGCTGGTGAAAGAAAAGTATTACAGCAGTCTTATAGATGTTCTAGGCTCATACAAAATTGTTCTCAAGGAATTATAGGACGTGTAAGAAATCGTATTACTAAATCGTGGAAAGGCACAGAGAATGATGGTCTAGTACAATACCACTCATATCCAGACAGTGTAGATGTAGGTGATGAAAACTGGCTTATCATGGCAAGGACTAATTATTTACTTGATGAGATTGAACGTGACATACGATTACAAGGATTACTTTATAAAAGAAATAATCGCTTACCTATATCGCAAAAGTTATTAAATGCTACAAGTGCCTGGAAGAAATTAAATGAAGGTGGACAAGTAGAATTAACAGAAGTTAAAGATATATATTCTTATATGTCTTCAGAAATAGGAATAGAGCGTGGTCATAAGAATCTTAGAACAGCTAACAGAGAGAACTATGAACTTAATGATTTAATCACGGACCACGGACTTCTTGTAGGAGGTAGACCATGGGACGTGGCGTTTGATAAGGTAGGCACGCGTGATAAAGAATTCTTAAGGTCTATTGAAACGAGGAACAGGGATTTTACAAAGACTGATCCTAAAATTCATTTAAGTACCATACATGGTGCTAAAGGAGGAGAAGCAGATAAAGTTATGTTGCTGACAGATTTGTCAAGGAAATCACAGGAAGCAATGGAGAAAGATTCAGACGATGAATGCCGTGTATTTTATGTAGCAGCTACACGTGCTCGTAATGAGCTACACATAGTACAACCACAGAGAGATGGAGGATTTATAATATGACATTTAGTACGGGATTAGCCCTAAAAACAAAATCAATAGTAAAAGAAAATATATTACAACAAGCTAAAGAATTAGTTAGTAATGATAGAGAAAGCACCCATGGTGATGCTAGACAAAATCATGAACAGATTGCAGAATTTTGGAATATATTTCTTGATAATAAATTAAAACCAATGGCTGCAATTACATGTGATGATGTAGCTGTAATGATGGCTTTACTAAAAATATCAAGATCAACACAAGGTAAATTCAATGTAGATGATTATATTGATGCCGCCGCTTACATGGCAATAGCAGGAGATTTAAAACATGACAGTTAACTCAGATTGGATAGCACCCACGGAGTTTCCGGATTTAAGTGACCGGGAGAAAATAGCAATTGATTTAGAAACATGCGACCCAGGATTAATTAAAGATGGTCCTGGGTGGCCTAAAAAGATAGGTGCTGTTATTGGTATAGCAATAGCTGCTAATGGATTTAAAGCTTACTACCCTATTGCGCACGAAGGTGGCGGCAACATGGATAGTAAAAAAGTAATTAAGTATATAAAATCTTTGTGTGAAGATGAAAAATTAGAAAAAGTATTTCACAATGCACAATACGATATAGGTTGGCTTAGTGTGTTAGGTATAGAAGTTAAAGGCCGCATTCATGACACAATGGTAGCGATGGCACTTATAGATGAAAATAGATATTCGTATACATTAAATAGTATATCGTTTGATTATCTTGGCGAGTTTAAGAGTGAAGCTAAACTTAAAGAAGCAGCTGCTGCGTTTGGTGTCGATCCTAAAGCTGAAATGTACAAATTACCTGCTACATTTGTAGGAGAGTATGCTGAGGAAGACGCAAGGCTAACGTTAAAGTTGTATGAGAAATTAGCATGGGAGATTAAGAAGGATAATCTTGACACTATATACGATATAGAATGTAAATTAATCCGTGTAATATTTAACATGACAAGAAAAGGTGTAAGATTTGATGCTGACAAAGTTGTTGTTTTAAATGATAAATTTAAGAAAAAAGAAAAGAAACTTTTAAAAAGAATAAAAGATTTAACTAGCCAGGACGTAGAGATATGGGCTGCGGCTTCTATAGCTAAAGCATTTGATTCTATGAACCTACCTTATGATAGAACATCTAAAAGTAATGCACCATCATTTACAAAGATGTTTTTAACAGACCATCCACATGAATTACCACGTCTTATTGTACAAGCACGTGAGTTAAATAAATTACGTGGAACTTTTTTACAGGGTCTATTAAAGCATAATACAAACGGTAGAATTCATGCACACATTAACCAGATTAGATCTGATACAGGAGGCACAGTGTCTGGTAGGTTTAGTTATAATCATCCAAATTTACAACAGATACCAAGTCGTGGACAGTTTGCGCAAGAGATTAGAAAGCTATTTATACCGGAAGTTGGTGAGTACTGGCTTAAAGCAGACTACTCGCAACAAGAGCCCAGGTTATTAACACATTGGGCATGCCTTGTAGGACAGTTGGGAGCAGAAGAAGTAAAAGAAGCATACAAAAAAAGTGACCTTGATTTTCATCAGCAAACAGCAGACATGGCCGGCGTTGAAAGAAGACTAGCCAAGACTATTGGATTAGGTGTAATGTATGGTATGGGTTACAACAAGATGGCACGTGAGTTAGATATAGACCCACAAGATGCTAAGAAAATGTTAAAAGACTTCCGTGAGCGTGTACCTTTTATGCAAGGAATGTTAGAAGCTGTAATGAATAGGGCTAATTCTAAGGGCATTATTCGTACATTACTAGGCCGTAAATGTAGATTTGACCTATGGGAGCCTACACAATGGGGTGTACATAAAGCATTACCACATAACCAGGCAAAGGTAGAATATGGCGAAGCAATAAAAAGAGCTGGTACATACAAAGCTTTAAACAGGTTGATACAAGGCTCAGCTGCAGATCAAACTAAAAAGGCTATGGTGGATGTATATGAAGAATTAGGTGTTGTACCCTTGATTCAAGTACATGATGAACTAGATTGTTCAGTAAAGGACGAAAAAGAAGCTAAAGAAATACAACGTGTTATGGAGACATGTGTAGAATTAGAAGTACCATCTAAGGCAGATATAGATCTTGGAGAAAGTTGGGGTGGATGATGAGTTGGATATGTAGTGTGTTGCTAATATGTTCTACGTTTAATCCAGTAATGGATTATACAAATAATGAAGAGTTTGTTTCAGATGTTGAAACATGTGCATTGCATCTTAATTCTTTATTAGATGATGATGAAAGAATACCTGTTAGTTTAGTGGTGGCGCAAGCTATTCATGAATCTAATTGGGGTAAATCTAGATTTGCAATTGAAGGCAATAACCTCCTTGGAATCCGCACATTTGACCCATCTGATGATCAACTGAAGCCGCTAAATGTTCCTAATGCGAGCTGGGGGCTTAGGATCTTTGAGACAAAGTGCGAATCCATTGCTTACTATATGTGGTTGCTTAACTATAACCACAACTATTCACAGTTTAGAGAAGAAAGATTATTACAGTATATCAATGACATAACTGATACTAAAAAGCTTGCTATGACTCTTGCAATATATGCTGAAGATGTATATTATACGCAAAAAATCATCCGTACATTAAAGAAGTTGGAGGCCTATGACAGAGACTAGAAAACCCGGGTACAAGGAACAAGGCAAGAGCCGTGCAGCAAATCAAAAAGCTGTACAAGGAGTTAAGCCAGGTTTTGCTATTAACCATGAACAAATGGAATTTGAGAGAAGAAAACTTCTTCAAGAATTATCTGGTAAAATGTCACCAGACAAAAAACAATTAAACATGATGGCTGCGGTAGCAGCTACGGAAGAACCTAAATATTTTAAAACAACAAATTTAACTAAGACGGGAAAACCAGCAGAATACGATAGCACAGAAGGTGAAGGTGAAGAACGCGAACCAACTTTACGTATACTATCACTAGGAGCTGGTGTTCAATCGTCGTGTCTAGCGTTAATGGCGCAAGAAGGATTAACAAAACATAAACCAGATTATATGATATTTGCTGACACAGGATGGGAACCATCTTTTGTTTATGAGCACGTAGAATATTTAAAAAAGGCAATAACGATTTGTCCCATAATTACTGTGGAGCGAGGAAACATCAGAGAAGACCTTATCAAAGCAGCGAACCCAGAACCAGGGTCTAAAGAAGAGGAAAAGTCGTTTGCTGGTCGTGTACCAAACCCACCTTTGTTTGCTGCACGTCCTAATGGTGGACGAGTGGGGATGCTTTATAGACAGTGTACACATGACTATAAGGTAATCCCTATTCAAAAGAAAATGCGTGAATTATTAGGTGTTAAACCTAGATACAGAGTACCTAAAGATATGATCGTAGAACAATGGATTGGTATATCAACAGATGAAGCTATGCGTATGAAGAAAGCTAGAATGCCATGGTTGACATCACGTTGGCCATTAATTGAGATGAGAATGTCACGCGCTGATTGTTTACAGTGGTATCGCGACATAAAGAAACATCCTATGCCTGGTAAATCATCTTGCATTGGCTGTCCTTATCATCACAATGATCAATGGAGAAATATGCAAAAAAATTATCCTAAGGATTGGGAAGATGCGTGTGATCTTGATGACAAGATACGTCATGGATTAAAGAACACAGAGACAGAATTGTTTTTACATAAATCAGCTAAGCCACTTAGAAGTATAGACTTTCAAGCACCTAACCCACAAGCGTCATTATTTGGTGAAACGTTTGATGAAGAGTTTGCAGATGAATGCGAGGGTATCTGTGGAGTATGATAAAAAAACCGTGCGCCAAGGACCTGAATTTTTATGTTCAGAATGTGACACATGGTTTAAAAAATTAGTCTACTGGACGAGTAAAAAATTTAACCCGGATCAAAAATACCAGATGGTGTTTTTATGTGGTCCAAAATGTGCAACGGAGAAATATGAAAGACAAAACAATTGAAGATACTGAAATCACTGTAGCTAAAATACCTATACAAGAAACACGTTTATTCTACGAGAACTACACTAACCATGAAAATTTAAACAATCTTATTATGGGTGAAATAGATGAGATTCGTAAAAAAGATCCAACAGGGTTGCCTGGTGGTAACGCTGGTTGTTATCGTACAATGATGAGATACAAATGTGAGACAGAATTATATAAACCTCTTAGTTTAATGTTAAGCACCTGGTGTGATCATTACTTTGCTGACCAGCCAATGGATGCAAACATTACGTATTGGACAAACATTAATGAACCTGGAAGTTGTAATTTATTTCATAGTCATTACCGTGCAGATGTAGATGTATCTGGTGTATATTATGTACAAGGTAAAGGCACAGGTGTTATTAGATTTGCAACAAATGAACAGATGAATAAAATGATTAGACCTGGACAACCTTATTCTAACATGATTGGACATGATCCACGCGAAGGTGACTTGTTAATGTTTCCATCTTACTTGTTGCATGATGTAGATGTAAATAGATCAAAGCGACAAAGAATTTCTATTGCATTTAACGCGACATTAAATCCAAAAACAAAAGATAATGTCATTCCAATGACAGATAGGAGTAAGGATGCCAAAAAATAAACACTATAGAGACGTAAATGGCCATGTAATGTCAGTTTGGGACCCAAATGACGATGATAAAAAAACGGCGGTTTTCAGCCAAATAAAAAAGCTCATAATTGCCCGGTATCGGGCTTTAAAGACATGGGTGGTAGGATTCATCCCGGGGTTTTAACTCAAAATGGCTAAATATATCGCACAATGGTATTGGGACAGAGATTACTTGGGTAACAAGTATAAAGCAATTTATTACGGACCAAAATTAGATTGGATGAAGGAGATTAAAGATGAGAAAAGTGTGGGCAAGCGAAGAAATAAAACTAGCAAAGGAACTAAAGAAAAAATATAGCGCATCACAAGTAGGATTGTACTTTGGTGTCACAAAAAATTCTATCATAGGATTATTGTATAAAGAAAAACTAAAAGAGGGTTATGTACCAGCTCCTGATTCTAAATACACTGTAAGAAAAAATTTATGATAAAAGAAAAATTAAAAAGATACGTAAAAACGTTAAATGATATTTCTGACGATCAAGAAAAATATGCTTGGTTAATGTTGTTTGGAAAAAAGTCCATGGACATGCGAAAAGAATTAAAACAAGAAAAATTTGAAATACCTGGTTGCCAGACACGTACTTGGTTAGTTCCACATTTTACAGATAATAAATATTCTTTTAGTGCTGATTCAGATGCACTGATATCACGTGGTATGGTAAATTTATTGGCTGATGTTTTTAGTGGTGCAACTTCAAAAGAAATTTTATCTTTTGAAAGAAGAGATTTAGAAGATTTACGTTTGGATATTTTGTTAACGCCTGGACGAAGGAACGGCGTGCATGGTATGCTGCAGAAGATTCGAGAGTACGCGCAAGAATCAAATTAATCACTAATATTTATCTTCAAGAATTTTGTAGATTTTTAAATTACCTTCTGAATCAGGACGCAGTTCTGCTTTAACTTGTCCACATTCATAACGAATAACATTTGCTCTTCCTTGTGATAAATTACGTTCGGCTTCACGTTTTGCTTTTAAGCATTTTGATAAGCCATCTGTCATCATGTGGCCGTCCAACGACCCATTGACAAACATGCACAAAGAAAAAACTACACTAATGACTGGTTCCATTTTTGTTCTCCCTTACTTTGTCTTTTAATGATTCAACATCTTGTTGAAGTTTTAATACTTGGTCTTTTAAAAAGTTTATATTGACCGTGTTACTCATCATTGATTCCATTTCAGTTTGCATACTTTCAACTTGCTCTGCCATGAATTCTAGTAACATGTATTGTTCATTGTCAGCCGGCAGTGAACCCATTTCACCACGTGGCCATTTAATTCTAAATTCCGTGTTCTTTTCTAAATCTTTTTCTGCTAAAACTAATGATGTTTCTATTGTAGTAATTCTTGATACCACACCAAAATAAGCCCACACTCCTACGGCCACCGCAGCTACGATGCTGAGCAGGTTTCGTATAGGCATGTCAATTGATGTACTGTCGCTTACTTTCATGCCCCACAACTATCACAAAAATCGTCACATGTACATGGATCTTGGTTACAGGCTGGGCACTCTTTATTCGGCATTTTCTGCCTTTTTATTAACACCTTTGCACATCTCACGCACAGTAGCAAATTCAGGACCTAGTTCTAAGTCTTTATATTTAGCACAGTTGGCTAATAGTTCTAATTCTTGACGTAATTTGTCATTTTCTTGCATTAGTTCTATTGTCTCATTGTTACACGTTGATTGTAAAGGCCAACTAAAACGTAATCCAATGGTTCCGTTGACGTCATCATCATAGGATGTGTAGTTGTTATCAGGATTACCATCACCATCTTGATATATATCTTTACCATCTGTTCCTCTAAGTTCTGTGTACAATTCTATTCTGCCACGTTCACAGCTACTATAACTTGTTCCTAAATAATCATTTCTTGCTTGTGTTTTAGTGCTTATTAAACAACATATAATTAATAATACCATTAAGAATGCTAACAGGCCACGTTCGTAATTCATTAATAACCGCCTGATGCTACTCTTTCTATGTCTTTAATATCGTAACCTATTTGTCTTATGGAGTCTGTGTTACCTCTTACTATCTCTTCTAACGCCTGGTACTCTGCTTGTGAGGCTAGTTTGTACGAACCATCACGCAGTGCCGCAACAATACCCTCGATACGTCCTACCCATGATGCCATGTCTGCCATTTCTTTTACCAGCTCTTCCCTAGCTGATGCATAGTTGTTAGAATTTCTACTTGTTTTATCATTAAAAATAGTGTGTATGTTCTCTATGTCACCGTAGATACGTTGTTCTAAGTTTTCTACTTCTACTTTTAGTATGTTAATAGTGTCAGTGCTTGCGTCAATTTGTGCGGTTAATTTGTTGATATAGTTGAGAGATCCGTATGCACCGGCTATCAAAGATATAAGAATTGGCAATGACGCCAGGTATTTAAAGTACTTCATGTCCCTCCAGGATTATGTGTCAGTAGTGTGTATACCAAGAATTGGGAAAGAATCAAAGGGAATACAGAACGCTTCTGTCTTTAATTTACTTTTATATTCCAAGTCTTTAGCAGCATATGCATTCATGTATCCATCACGTGCATCTAAGCACTGTATTTCATTTGCATAAATCATTGCATTGTAACGCACAGACGGTAAGTCTGGCATCGATATAATCATTAATAAAAAAAATATTTTCATTCTTGTTCCTTTAGATCGTAGAAGTAGTTTGTATCATCTCCTGCGGTCCATTTACTTTTGTTTTCTACTGAGTAGTATTGTGTTGATACTTTAAAGTCAGGCTGCAATGTCTTGGCAGGCGTTAAAGACTTATCATAGAATATTACTCTGTTGTTAGGTTGGGCTGCGTAGTGTCCATTATCTAACTCTAATATATTAAACGATTTGTGCTCCTCTGGGACCTCTGAATAAGATGTATTTAGGGTGTTACTGTCCGCATGGCAGTTGTCAATCGTAAATAAGTATTCACCATAATACCATTTCTTACTTGGGGCAAGGTATTTACAGCGTGTGCCTGCTAGTGATTCTTTTTCAATAACTGTCATGTGGTAGCTAAATGCATCCCACAGCTGTAGCTCTTCTAGTTCTAAATTTAGTTCCGTCTTGTGACTAACGAACGCTGATATAGGTAATTTGTCATATAATGCGCCGTAATCTGGTAAATAGGTTTCGAAGTAAAGTGCACGTCCCTGGATTGATTTGACCGAGGCCCAAAGACCTTCTACAAATTCACCGTGCCCCTTCTGATGATCATACAGGTATTCTTTTTTTATTAATACTTTTGTTGGGGGTAGATTT